CTGCTGAATTCAATTCACTACTTCGAGCAATCGTTGTGGTGTACTGTCTTATCCGTGAATACGGATTTGACTGGGTGATGAAAAATCTCAAAACAACCTGGAGTTACGGTGATGATGGTTACGAAGCCTTTGCTGCTATGTGTGGTATGACGATGGATAAATTCATGGCCATGATCAAGAAACACTGGGGTTGGACTTTGACTCCCGGAACTAAATCCGACGTCTATCCCGACTCCTACCCCCTTGATCAAGTTGAATTTTTACAACGCCGTTATTATTCTGGACAGATGTTACTCACTCCTGAGAAACTCAAAACTGCCGGAAGATATTACAAATCAGACCCACACAACGCACGCCTTGCCATCCTCGCAATGCTTCAAGAAGCATCGAAACACGGTAGGAAGATTTATGATGAAGTTCTTGATTATTACAATCAAAGAACCACTTATACTGACCTCCCTTCCTTCGATTTTCAAGTTCGCAATCAGCCCATTGATGAAGAACTTGAAGAAGAAGAGGAAGAGGAAGAACCTATCGTGTTAGCCTTTGCCCAAGGTAAAGAACTCTGTGACCCCGCCTACATTGTTGAATTGCAAGTTGCTTTTGACCTTCATGACATTTTGTACACTGGTCACGGCAAGCTCATGGAAAACATGATTGACGAACTAGATACGAAATACAAAGTCCGCGGACATCATTTGCGTTATTTCATTAACGCTGACCGCATGAACTTTGACTATGAATCTCAATGGCTTGATTTCGTGTCTGTTGCAAAACAGTTATAGCAATCATTGCTTTTTGACAAGATGAGAGATTTCCACTTTTAAATGTATCATTATTCAGAAATGGATGTTGATGCTTGGATGAAGGACAGATCTATCGTTTGGAAGATCAAAACTTACGTTCCTAGACGTCTAACTCGTGATGAATATGACAATGTTCTTGACGATTGGACTTCTGGTGTGACGTTTGTTGATTATCCTGAAGTCTTTAAGAAGGATCTCGACGAATTCGATGAATTCACCAAAGTCACATGCTATGGTGATGACAAAGTAGTCGTTACAATCGATCCCGAAATAAAGACGGATGAGACTCTCCCTGAGTTTGATGCCGAAACCTGGCCTAAGGAGCCACTTGCTGAAGACGCTTATCCCGAAGCGTTCGCACAAGAACCCCTTGCCGAAGACGAGTACCCTACTGAATTTGCCCCTGATGTAGAGTTCTTTCCTATTCCTTCTAAGCAACCCTCAATACTTGGCAACTCGCCAAAGTCTGTCCCCGTCCCTGACGAACCTGCTGATATCGATTTTGAATTCGAGAATCCTATAATGGATCCCTCAGGTTCTGATTTCGCAGAAAAGATTCTCAAATTTGAGAATTGGATAGATAATGATTGCCCGTTCGATGAATGGAAAAAGAAAGTCTTCAAAGGAGTGCTTGATATCCTTAAAAATCAAGCAAGTGAAGAAGAGCGTGAAGAACTCCTTGATGACTTGTGCCAAGGTCGCTACCGTGTCAATCTCCGTCTTTACAAAACGGATATTCCTATTGACCAGCCTTTTCGCACTTTGTCTCTTGAAGTTTCCTCTAACTCTGAAGTTTTCATCGACTTCTCCTTTACCACTAGAAGAGCCCTTAGAACTTTTGGTATCTCTTCTTACCAACCCCGCCTGCCCGAC